GTATTACCAATAGATGATAAATCATCATTTATAATTGTATCTGTTTCATCTGTATTTCCAATAGATGATATTTCATTAGGTTTATTTAAAATATTTTGTTCAATAATATAATTTAATAAAACATCATTAATATTTTTTATTTTAATTCCAATTTCATCATTTGGATAAATATTTTTATTTAAATGTTCATATGTATTAGTAATATTATTTTTGACACAATGATTGATTATTTTATTAAATCGATCAAGTACAAGTAAAACAAAATCCATATTATGAATTAATTCATTTTTTAGATTTGAATTGAAATTATATGGATCCAAAATAACATTAAACATTGTTTGAAGTATATTTAGATCATTTATACTTAATTTTAATTTAACGAGTTGGTTATCAATTAATTTAAATTTATTAATAGCATAGTCCATTAACTATATATTATTATATATAGTTAATAGATTACTTAAATATATAAAATAATTATTGCAATTTTTTTTAGAAATTGAAATTAATGATAATTGATATAATAATATTATGTCTATTATTTTTTTATTATTATGAATTCAAAAAAAGTTCATATCTTTTGTGTAAATTTTTTAACATTTTATCATTTGGTTTAATGTTAACTTTTTTATTTTCATGTTTAACACATGATAGATTACGAGTACGTATATTATATTTGTCATTAATAATTATTTTTAACGTTTTTGGATGAATACACCAATAATGTTTATCATAACTTGAATGTAATGATTTATCTAATAATATACCATTATCTACATCATAATTATTTGAATCTAATAATGGTACTATATGTGCAGCATCACATTCATCATAATCATTATTAGTTATTATACATGATTTATCTCGATCAATTAAATTGTCACGAAATTGTTCTTGTTTAGATCTAATTTTTTTAGGTTCTGTTAATTGGATTTGATAAATAGACAATAAAAAATCAACATCAATTTTAAACAATTCATTAGATTCGTAATTAAGTTTTTGATAATCTTGGTATATATTTCTAGTTAGATCATCTTGTTTATTTTTGTATAACAAATAATTGCCTAATTGTTCCATTGAATATTTTTTATTCAATTAATTTCTAAATTACTTTATTATTATGAAAAATTGAAATAGTTGTAAATTATATCATTATGGAAACTACAAATAATATTCCTTTGAATTTATGTGTCCTATTACTATGAAAATTATGAAAGATCTCGTAATTTGTGAAGATGGTTATACTTATGAAAGAAGTGCTATTGAAAGTATTTTAAATAATATATCTCCAATGACTAGACAAATTAATGTATGCTGATATTAATACGCTCAAAAATATAATTGAATTAATACAAAGAGATGTAATTGGAATTAATATCAAAAATATTTTATTAAATGATGAAATAAAAAATTATGTATTATCAGAAAATTCAAACATTTTAACATATTTATATATGATTTTAACTAAAACAAACAATACATATATCAATTTATATTTAGAATCGAGTCGTTCATTATTTGAACCAGTATTTAATACTTTACAAATTAATCAAATGTGTTCGAATGAAAAATATACAACAATTATGGCAAATTATAGAACTACCATAAATGATGAAAATATGTATGATAATTTTTTAGAATTATTTGGAATATTAATATGCGATATAACTATCGCTATTTATAATCATCTCTATAATTATTTTTTTGATAATCGTGATAGAATTAAATCTATTAAATCTTTTAATGAAGTTATTAAAAAAATAAATAAAAATATTAATAAATTACATCGTCGTGCAAATAATAATAATATAAATACCAATTCCATATTTAGACAAGAACCAGATCAAAAACAAGAACCATTTCAAGAACATGAAGATTTTTATGATTTATCATCTCAAGACATAAATGATAGTGACAATGAAGATTTAATGTCAATTAATTCAGATCACGATGATGTTATAATACAAGAACAACAAGAACAAGAACAAGAACAAAGAACAATAAACGTATTTACACAAAATGTAAATAATATAAATGAACTATCACAATAAATATTACTTTATTAATTATTATTTCTGGATCATTCAATGGATCTCATTGGATAATTATTAAATGGATCATTCAATAAGATCCATTTAATAATTATTTATGGTTCATTCAATGGATCTTATTGGATAATTATTTAATGGTTCATTCAATGGATCTTATTGGATAATTATTTAATGGTTCATTCAATGGATCTTATTGGATAATTATTTAATGGTTCATTCAATGGATCTTATTGGATAATTATTTATGATTCATTCAATAAGATCCATTGAATAATTATTTATGGTTCATTCAATAAGATCCATTGAATAATTATTCAATAGATCTCATTGGATAATTATTTAATGCTTCATTCAATAAGATCCATTGGATAATTATTTAATAGTTCATTCAATAAGATCAATTGAATAATTATTTTATGGTTTATTCAATAGATTTTTTTGAATTATTTAATTTATTAATCAAATAATTTATAAAAAGATCCATTTTTTTTTTTAAATAAATTTTATCACGAATAAACATTTTATGACCAACATTACCATAATTAATTAATGAATTTTTATTTTGAATACAATAAATTATTTTATCTGTTAATTCTTGTTCATCTGGATATACTTTATACAATTTGTATGATTCATATATTTCTGCTAATTTTTTTGGTTCTTTTGTTAATTTTTTTATAGTAAATCCATTAATATTATCTTGAACTAATTCATTCATTGGGGGATGATCGACTGTTAACACTGCCGATTTATAATATCTTGCTTCATTTATATAATGTCCATATCCTTCTTGATCAGATATACAAATAGCGAGTGAATTATTTATTAATAGTTTGTTGTACATATCATTTTTTTGAGTAAAAATTGTCATATTTCCAATTTTTAATCCATTATCAAAATATTCTATTTTATTTTCATAATCATTTATTAAATCTATATTTAAATAATCTTTGAAGGTTTTTAACATTTCATTATAACAAAAAGAATAACATGTGATATATAATTTTATATTTGAATCTATTGAAATAAATCCTGTATTTTTTAACCAACAATTTACTAAATGAGCTGTACTCTTGAATGGTGATTTTCCTGCTAAATGAACAAATAAATTTTCATCTTTATTCATATCAATATTTTTAATATTATATGGCACTATTGTTGTAAATTTTGTGTACACACATCTATATTTATATTTATGTGTTTTTTTAATTGATGTAAAAAAATCTGTCGCTATCTTTGTCTTACATAATAAATAATCTATTTGACCAATATAATTCACATTACTCAAAAATAATTCTTGATTTGGCATAAATAAATTTATTTTTGCATGTTGACATATACGATTAATTATATTTTCCAAAAAAAAATTAACATCTATATATTCTAATGACAAATATTTTTTATGTCTGTCTTTGAGATCTATTATATAAATATTTACAATAAAATCATATTTTTCAAATATATTTTTGTAAATATTTGCATCATTTAATAATCCTGGTGATTCTGTTGATATTATGCGAATGTTATATACCATATTATATTAAACAATAAAATAATATATCATTTTATCTTGTTAATATTTACAATCATAGAACGTTCAAATATATAATCTGTAAAATTTATATTTGAATAAGCCAAATAAAAATTACTATCTAATGCTTTTTTATAATTTTGCGAATTCATGTAATCTGCCAAATTTGATTGTCTAAGAATAGTATCAAATTTCTTTTTGACCATATCATTTGCTATATCAATTTTAGTTTTCAAAAATGCTAAATCTGAATATTTTATATTATGTTTATCATATAAATTTTTTACATCTGTTACTAATAATAAATCCATAAATTGATTAATATGTAAGTTATTATTATTACTCGCACATGCATATCTTGGTCTGAATGCATTATTGTACTGTGTTAATAATGCTTCTCTACATTTTCGAATAGTTGTTTCAATTATATTGTCATTTATAAAATTATACATTGGTTCAATTGCAGAATTTATATTAATATCTTTATAATACTTGTTCATTTCCTCTATCGAATTAAATTTAATTATTGCTATTTCTACTTGTTTTGTATAAATCTCTTTACCTGTTATACGTTGTTAATGAATCAATTCTGATAATGCTTCTAATCTATGTTGACCATCTAAAATATAATATTTATTTGATAATGGAATAAAACCTATTGATATTCTTCCTTGTGATAGTAACCAATTATTATTATTATTTTGAATTTCTGAAATAATCTCTTGAATTTTATTTGGAATCAATGGACGTTGAATTGGTGGAATAATTATTATATCATCTATTAACAGTTTAACTAGTTCTATTGGATGGATTAATCTCAAACAAATATCAGTATCTTCATGTAATTTAACTCCATTTTTATTTTTGAAGAAATCCATTATAATATATATATATTTGTATAATTATTATTACTAATTCAAACAATTCAATTTTCATTTTTTTATATTGCTAAACAAAATAAACAAATACTGTTGCAAAAAACATGTTATCTCATAGCAATTGAATGTGCTGTTGCCATTAAACCTCCTGATATTATAGGTATACAATACGATTGAATTAATGAAAATATACCTCCTGCGATTGGTCCACTCGCCGTAAGGCCAACAAAAGATAAAATTACAGGAGAACTAAAACAAAATCCGATAAAAAAAATAGGAAGTGCAATAATTAGAATTAAACATCTCATTGTATTGTATAATAACTGCGAAACATTTTTTTGCGCTAAATTAATTTAAAATTTAATTAAAATATAAGCAAATATATAGTTTAAGTAATAGTAGTTTGATGTGATACATTATACCAGTAGTTTAAGCAATTATAATTTATTTTAAATTATTTATTTAAATTTATATTGAAAATTAACACTTACATTTGTTTTTACTGCAAGTATAATGATTTTTTAACTAATTCAATTTTGCGGCACACATATTTATTGTATAGATACAAAGTTTTGAATGAAATTAAACTACTGATATAATGTATCACAACAAACTACTATTACCTTATTAAAAAAATCGGCATTTTAAATCTTCAGGGTTATCTACTAGTAGACGAAAAGTAGATATTTCTAGAGTGTTTTATTATAAAAACTCTAGAAATATATTTTATTTATATTTTCTTGTATTTTCTCAATCCATTTATTTTTGCAACAAAAA